GCGCGCGGCTCTCGTCCTCGAGCGCGACATACAGCAAGAGCCGCGGATCACCCTGGAGCATGCGCCCGGAAAGATGGATCACGAAGTCGTCGAGGGTCTGCGCGTCGTGCTGCGGGTAGTGGACGATGCGCTCTGCCTCCAGTTCGCCGACGAGGTGCGCGTAGGCGATCCGGAGTGCCGGGAGATCCTCGTAGATGGCGCGGCGGACGATCATCGGCTAGCCAATCTCATATGCCGTGAAACCCCCGTCGGTGGTGCCCGAGGCTAACATGGTACCACCTACCCCGATCTGCACCTGATAATAGTAGTTATGGGAGCCCGCCGCGGCGCTCTGATCGATCCAATGGAGTCCGGGCACCGGGACAAACGATCCCACGGCGTTCTGCACGAGCCAGCTATTGCCGATAATGGGGGTTCCGTCGCGCACCCAGCGACTCCCAACGAGTACCCCGCCCCCCGCATTCGACGACACCGACAAAGCCGGGATCGCGAAGAGATGCACCGTGGCCCCGCGGGTCGTGAGCGCCGGCAATACCACGTAATTTGTCCAGACATTCGCCGTCGACAAGCTGAAGGACGCCGGATTACCAGCCGCCGCCACACTTCCTTGCACGGCGTTGACGGCAAGTTGAGTGCGGCCGACGCTCCCGGGCGCCAACGACGCATAGACCACCCCACTCCCGGCAATCTGGAAGATCTGCACCCAGGCGGTGCCCGGGGGCGGCGCACGGAGCACCACGAACGAATCGTTCGTGTAATCGAGCCGGACGAGATATGACGGTTTCGTATTGTCGTAGGATGGCGAGGCGGGGGTATTGGCCTGGATGTCAAGCCCAACCCCCGGTTCCGTGAGTATCAGCCCACCCGCGACGAGAGGGACCTGTCCACTCTGCACCGCGCCACCGCTGATCTTGCTCCAGGAGACTCCGGCTATCTGCGTATCACTGACAGCGCCGGCGGCGATCTTCCCCGTGGTGACGCTCAGGTCGGCAAGAATCGGCGTGGTGACCTGTTGCGCCCCGATATCCACGGTCTGAATCCCACCGTCCGCCAGCTCGCGCGAGCCGACCGCACCCGGGGCGAGCTTGGAGCCCGTGATGGACCCGTCGCGAATGTTGACCGTATCGACGCCGGTATTCCAGGCGGAGTAGATCGTATCGAGGTCGAGGTCCATCTCCGAGGCGAGAATAGTCGAGTATCCCGCGCTGACCTTGCCCTGATACGTGGTCGCGCCGCCCTGCTTGGTGGGGCGTGTGATGTACGACATCTACCGGGTTTCCCTCGCCGATGGCTGCACGCGGAGCTCGAAGTCGCGGAGGTCACAGCGAATCGGATCGGTGTGCTCGATAATCGCCTGAAAGGCGCGGGCGCGTAATTCAGGAACCGGCAACTCGAATTCCACGAGGTCGAGCGCCGAGACTGCCCATTGTGCCGTGTTCCAAGCAGACGTGTTCCAGATGCCGGCCGTGGGAACTGTCAGTGGCAGCACGCCGGAGGCACTCAACGCCTCATCGCCGGACACCGTCACGACGAGCGACGTCGGTGCCTCGACACGGGCAATCACCCGCGCACGCTTGGCGATCTTCGGGATGAGCGGCGTCCCGTCATCGAGATACGCGCTAATCATCCGGGACGCGATGGGCACCGGCGGGACACCGTCCTCGACGTAGCGGTCGGCCTGGTCGAGCAGCAGGATCTGCCCGGCGCCGAGCGCCGCCCATTGCCGGTCGTCCTCGTCGGGGTGGCTCTGGACGCGCGTGCTTGCGGTGTAGGCCGGCGTGGAATGCGGCCCCCACCAGGCCGGCGGGTCGTCGAGCCCGTGGCGGAGGTCGAGCCACCATTGATGCAGTGGAATGACCTCGCCGGCCTGCGAGATGGCGAGCTTGTAGAACCCACGGTGAAAGACCGCCCACGACAATACGCGGTCCTCCGGGGGAATGTTCCGGATGGCGGATTCGATCGGCCAGCCGATATCGCGCGGCTCAGTGTTCGCCGGTGAGAGCAGATAGACGCTCCGCTTCCCGCAGAAGATGACGCCGACGGTGGTCGCGACGATCGTCCGGTCGCTCGGGCACCCGATCTCCGCGGAGATTTGCGAGAGACTCGCCCCCGGATCGTCGTAGGAGAGGTCACCTTGCCAGAGCCACGTCGAGACGGGCGTAAAGATAGCGAGCGGGGCGGACGGCTGCATGGCGCCCGACGACTGCGGCACGACGGTAAGGCCCGACACGGTATCGCCGAGATCGCGCGTCAATGCCGTTGCCGGGAAAAAGAGCCCCTGATCCTGGGTCTGCTGTTCGAGCCCGGGGACGAGCACCGACGTCGCCCACGCACGCCGGCCCTCGACGCCGGGACCGCCAGCGCCGTAGAGGCACCCGCGATGCACGCAGAGATGCGACCCGTGCCGTTGCACCGTCGAGGGAATGGGGACGACACTCGTATTGACGTCGGGGTCGTCGTAGAGCGCGAACACATCGGAGCCGCCGGCGGGGGCGCCGTTGGGAAGCTGATCGTGCGCGCCCTCAATCATCTGGTCCACGCCGGCGACAAAGAGGTGCCATGATTGCCCGGTCGCGAGCCCTGCCGTCGGGGCGCGAAAGGAGAGGCGTTGCCGGCTCGCCGACGGCGTCGTCACGGTGCGCACGTTGGCAATCTTGACCCAGCGCAAGGTGGTGTTGTCGTACACCGCCCAGCGATACGAGTACGTGCCAGCGAGGAGATTGCTGTTCGGGTCGTCGAGAAACGTCGCCGTCTGGCCGGTATCGTCGGCAAGCGCGAGCGGCACGAGGTCGACGGCGGCGTCGCCCAAGTGCACGTATTTGATCGGGTCCGCGTCGTTGCCGGCGTACACAGTATCGCCGACCGCGACGATGCCGTAGCGCTCACTCGGCGTCGCAAAGGCGCCGTTGGTGACTGCGGTAAATGTCCCGTCGTCGACCGACACGTAGAGCTTGTCGCCCCCCGATGCGCACGCCATGGCGAAGAGATAGCGGTGGCCGTCGGAGCCGAGATTGAAGACGAGGTTATCAACGTCGTCGATTCCCGCCGGCAACTGTTGCCACGATTGCGACCCGCGCCGCTTGGTGAGCACGAACGTCGGATCGGGCACCCAATTGTTGCAGAACGTGAGAAACCCGGGCGGCACGAATGCCGGATCCATCGAGAGAATCGTCCCGGTGAAGCGCCGGACGGGGATCGGATGCTCTCTGTCAGAGGCGCCCGGCATCACCAACCCCGATACGGCGTGCGAAAGACGAGCGGGTCGAGCGGGATATCGGAGCGCTGGGAACGCAGCGGCGCCTGCCCGCGGCGAATGTTCGACAAGAGCGTATCGCGGTTGGCCGCCTCCTGTTGCGCCCGCGGGTCTCGTTCATGCTCGAGCGCAAACACAAAGACCGCTTGCACGAGGTAGTTGTGGTACGGAAACACGGGTACGTCGGCGGGCTCGTCGGCCGGCGCCGGCTCGGGCGGGAGGCGGCGATACCGGAGAATCGCGTCGAGCCGGTGGCCCGACGGGTCGGGTGCGAAGCTCGCCTGTGTCGCCGCCCGCGAGATGGCGTAGTACTGCGGCGGCGTGCCGCTCCCCATGCCCGGCCCGGAGCGGGCGGCGAGGAGCTCGGGGGCGACCTCGGCAACGAAGCTATCCGGCGTCGGCTGCCCGTCGATGGCGACGATCTGCAACCCGTGATCGTCCGCCACCGACACGAAATCCGCCGGCAGGTTGACCGTTTGCCCGGTGATCGAGAGCGGCGCCGACACGTAGAGAAACGGCCAGTCGGCGAGCGTGTAGAGCTCGAAGAGGTGCTGGGACAAAAAATCCGTGGCGTCGGCGTCAAGCGCGCGGTTGCCCGCGCGATTCAATGCCAGGTCACGGATCCGTTGGCGTGTGTAGCGGCCCGGCGGGATCGTCGGCATGCGAATTCGTCTCGTCGCCGGGCGGCGGGGCCGTCAGACCTGGAAATTCGCGGCGGAGCTGCGCGACGGCGTTACTGTAGACTTGCGTTTGGCGCTGCTCGAAGGTCGATGCGGCGTCGAGCACGGCGGCGTTGTTCGCGTTCACGCGCTCGGCGGCGACGGCCCCAACGACGCCGACGGCCTCGCGGAGCTCCTTGACGGTCCCGGCGGTGAAGGCGAGCGTCACATGCTCCCCCTCGCCCGTCACCTTGACGATCTGGCCCGAGTATTTTGGCGTGCGCCCCGCCATCGCTCAGGCCCGTTGAATCGCCCGGGCGCGCTCCGCCACCATGCCGCCGGTGTCGAGGTCAATCATGTGGTTATCGTCGCTCATGCGGTCGTGCTCGACCTGCCGATAGTGGTACACGAGCTCGAGGATCGTGCGCGCCTCGCACTCCCACACCTCGCACTTGCCGACGAATCTCCGGTCATTGATCTGGACGTACCACACGCCGCCGCGGCCGTCGGCGCGCTTCAGCACCGGAACGTCAATCGTGACCATCTGGCACCCGGGATGGAGCTCGATGTGTCCGCAGCGCCCGAGCCGCGAGATGCACTGACGACGGAGTGACTTCCCGTGCTCGTCGTCGGCCTGGTTGAGCTCCCGCACCGTCGTATTGAGTGCGTGGAGCATGGCAGGGGTGATTTTCATCCGCGGCCACTCGAGCGCCACCGTCACGAGCTGCCCCGGCTCCATGTCCTCGAGCTCCTCGGGCGTCGGCGGCCCATCGGGGTCGGCGTCGGGGACCGGCGGCCCGATATTCGGCACCACCGCCGGTGACTCGGGATATTTCCGCGGGCGCCCCATCTAGTTGAAGGCGCTCATGCACTCGAAACGCCGATAGAAGTCCACGTTCAGAATGCAGGTCTTCGTGAAGAACTTAAATCCGGCCTTCCGGCGCTGCTGCAACGGGTCGGAATCGGTTGCGGTGGCGGGCGTCAAGGTCGCCTGCACCCGGGCACCGATGGCCGGCACCGCAAAGGCGCTCTTGCCAAAGATGTAGCCCGTGTGCACGGTGCCGGTGGCGGGCGGGTCGGCACCGGCCGGGGCGCCATTCGGGTTGGCGGCAATCGACACCCCGCCACTCGCCTGCGCGACGTTGACCGTCAGGGCGTTACCGGTGGTGAAGTTCACGATCCCGGCATAGAGCGGCACCGCGCCCGCAACCTGCGAGACGTAGAGATTGTACCGGCCCGTCGGCGCCGTTGCGCTGATGGTGAACTGGACGTCAAACGCGGCGGCGTTGGTGACCGTCGTCGTCGCGATCTGCTTGGCATCGAGCCCGGCACCGTCGGCAAGCGTCGCGGTGACCTTGACACTGCCGCCGGCGGCAAAACCCGTGTCCCCGGTCGGCAGCGCGGTCAATGCGGCCGCCGTCACGCCCCCGGCACCGGTTGCGAGCTGCGAGAGGATAGGGATCAGGTTCGAGCGCTTCCAGCGGACACCACGCCACCGGCCAATCTCGGCGTTGAAGATGGCCGTCGTCTCGGCATATTGGTGCGAGGAGACGAAGGTCGGGTCCACACCAATATCCATCTCAGTATAGGGGTCGATCACGCCGGCAAACATCGAGCCTGCGAAGCTGGGGGCGCCGAGCTGGCGGAGCGTGGCGACGATGCTCGAGATGAAGGTGGTATTCGGTACGTCACCCGAGGCCAATTGTGACCGCGCCGTCTTGGCGCCCGGAAACACGACCACGCCCCCGCCCATGAGCGTCTTTTGGATCTCCCGGTCCTGGAGCTCGGCCGAGGCGTTCCCGAGGCGGTCCTTGGCGGCTTGCAACGCGGGATGCTTCGTCGTCATCATCGCCACGTCACTCAGGGAACACACCATGCCCCACTGCTGGAGGACGGCCGTCACCTTGTTGACGACGAGCGGCGTCGCGTCGGGTGTGATCCCTTCCGTGAGCGGGCTGCCGGGAAGCGGGAGCCGCTCGTAGCGCTGCGCCGAATAGGTCACGCCCTCGCCCTCGGGCATCGTCGGCGTGTCGCCGATATCCTGAAAGACGGTGAGCTTCTCCGCGATGGCAAGCAGCTCGTCCTGTAACCAAAGCGGCGCGAGGTCGTTGACGAGTGTCGAACTGGTCGACAATCCCGGGTCGGAATAGTTGTAGGTACTTCCAGGCATGGCACGGCCCTCCTAAAAAGCCCTCTCCCTCAGATCGTAGCGCCCTCGAGCGCCTTCCGTTTCTCCTCGAGCGACATGCGCGCAAACTCTTCCTTGGATTGCGGCGCGCGGGGCTGCTTCGTCGGCTCCGGACCGGCCTTTTGCACCGTGGCGCCGCCCTCGGTGATCGTCGCGGCGGCCCCGGCGGCCCGGCGTTGCTGTTCCATCGCTTTTTCCTGCTCCCGACGCGCCAGGAGGCGGTCGACATAGGCGGGATCCTGCATCCGGCGCGACTGCACCACCGCCACGGCCTGTTTTCGGGTGACGGTCTGCCCGCGGCTGCGGTAATCGGCCCGCAACTGGTCGACCTCGTCGGAAAAGTCCTTGTAATCCTGCATTTCCTGCCGCGTCTGCACGAGGTCGACGACGTCGGCCATGCCCTCGAGCCCGGTCAGGATCGGACTCGCCAATTCCTGGAGGAAGGCGGCGAAAATCGGCACGTGCGCCTGCACATGCGCCTCGTTCCAGTCGCCCCCGAGCGATTGGGCGAGCCGGCGGGCGCGTTCGGGCGGCAACCGGACCAATTGGACGGGCTGCTCGACCTGTTGCCCGCCTTGCTGCTGCGAGAGCACCCGCAAAACGGCGGCATGCGCGGCGACATCAGCCTGATAGCGCGCATTGTCGGCCCGGAGCCGCTCTAACTCGGAAGCATCGACGGCGGGGGCCACACCGGGCGGGGTAAGTTCCGGTGCGGGAGCCCCACCTGGCGGTTCCTGGGGTGCGGGTGCGGTCGGGGCGGTGGTTTCGTCGGCCATGGTCAGGGTACCGGGCGCTCACTCGCCACGTCGGGTGGATCAATCCACCAATCCCGCGGCGTCTCTTCTGGGTTTTGGGGCCGGATGGCGGCGGCGTCGCGTTCGGCACGGGCGCGGAGCCCGAGGAGCGCCAACGTCTGTACGAATGCGGGGCGGAGGAGGTGCGACAGCTCCTCGATCTGCCCGCGGCACTTCATGACGAGATTCGGCTCAGCCAGATCCTTGTCGAGCAGATACGCAATGCGCTCCTCAACGTAGCGCTCGAGGTGCTCGTGGTACGACGTCGCGCGGAGCTGCGCCGTCAGGCGTTTCAGCTCGGCTTCGTCGATCGGGATGAGCTCGGGGTCCATACCCTAAAAGGCCATCCGGCCGCCGCGCATCGCCTGCGCGACGCGCCGGCGCATCGGCGATCCGCCGACGCCGGCCGCCATTGCCGGCCCCATCTCCGGCGGCATTCCGCCGCCCTCGGCGCCTTCGTCCGGTGGCGGTCCGCCGCGGATAATCAACGCGGCGGGGGCGCGTTGAATGGGCACCTGCACCGGCGGCTGCATGCCCGGGGTGACGCGCTGGCGCGGGGGTGGCGACGCGAGCGGCGCGCCTTTCGCAACGACGGCCTTCTTGCCGTTCTTGCCCTTCGGTGCGGGCGGCATCGGGCCTTTACCCTTGCCGCCGCGTTTCAGGAATCCCGGCGGCAAACCTTTGCGTGCCATCGGGAAGGGGCGTCTTAGCGCACCGATTCCGCGAGTCAAGCCCCGGAGGGCACCCGGAGTGTCAGGGGAAGAGATGCCCGAGGGTGAAAAAGACGAGGCCGAGCGCGGTCAGGTTGACGGGCTGCGCGGGAATCGGGATCGCCGCCAGCCCGAAACAAATGATCGCCACGATATCGAAGACGCGTCCTGGACTCATACGAATTCCTCCCAGCGCAGTTTTGCCTCACCTTATGGGGTCGGCGTCGCCGTCAGATATTGCGCGATGATGCCCGGGTTAGTGGCGCTCGACGCGATCGTCGAGGGCCAGAGCGTCAGGTAGGACACCCCCCCCTGGTAGTGCGTGGGCGCCGCCGAGTTGGTCCCCCAGGCAGTGGTTCCGGAATCGGTCGCGCAGGTGATCCAGTACCGCACGGAGGCGGCGAGGTGGCAGGCCCCCGTGGTCGCCATCGTCACGTAGGCATTCGGGTTCGCCGCGAGCGTCGCCTCCACACTGTCACAGCCCGCCGCGACGTGAT